AATACATTGTTGGGAACATACTAAAACTAATGGATTAATCAGATTTTTACAGAATTACAACATATTACAGAATAAAAAAACACATTCACTACATCATAAGCGACCCTATGATACTAATTATTGTGTTATGACTATGATTGTAAATCCTATACTTAACAGTTTTTCTTTTTGGTATTATCTAGAAAAATTTATCTTTTTAATTTCTGGCATTAAACCACGAAAAGAAAGAGAGATATACTAGATAGTCCTAGAGTCTCCATGTAAAACCTTAAAAGTAGGAAAACGCAAACTAAGTCCCCCGTCTTGATTTTTACTCTCAGCAAAATACTGTACAGTTATGATTTTCCCAAGAATCTTTTTTGGGTGCTTACAAAAGTCTTGACGCTGCTCAATAGTAAAGCCAGACCCTACTCTAACATCATAATTTTTATGCTTAATAGTAACACAACTTAGCATGGTTTCCTCATGCTCTTTTCCATTAAGAACATATCGGAATGGACCCATTTCTGTATCAACAACCTCATATTCGTCATCAAAAAACTTTTTAACTTTGAGTAGGTCTTTGGATCGCTTGCCTTTATATGGTTCGTCTGCTCGTAGTATAACACCTTCCCAACCATAATCGGAGGCTTCTTTAACCCACTCTTGAAAATGCTCATCATTATGAATCAACTCTTGTTCAAGTAGAGCAAGGCATGGACATTCGTTCTTAATCATAATCTCTGTCAGATTTGCCAAACGAATAGAATAAGGACGATTCTTCTCGCCTTTCTTGCTATAGAATTCATCGTGACTAATCATATCAAAAATCTTAAAAGATGGATTGGGGATGGTATGATCCTTCTTTTTAAGTTGCTTCATCACTCCTTGAAAATCCTCATTACCTTCATCATCAACTAGACAAAGTTCACCATCAAATACTACATTAGTAACATTAAGATTCTTAATACCATTAGCAACAACACCAAGAGTATCAAAAACTTTTCCCGTGCGGGAATAGAAAGTAGCGTTACCACTATCATCAACAATAGCAATACATCTAGCACCGTCAATTTTTCTACTAACATACCAGCCATCTTTCCAGTCTACAAGTTTAGGCTCATACTTATCTGCCAGAGCAACACTAAACTCTGGAATATGGTCAGGAATTGCTTTATTAATAATCTTGTCACCAGCACGGGTTTTCAAGTCCTTATCAATAATACAGTGAATAAGTTCTTCGTGTTCTAAATTATGTTCGATAAAACTATTCACAGCAGCAATAGCATCGTGACCAGTAATTTTGCGACTCTTTAGATCATCAAGCAGATCAAAGATGTTTAGATACTCATTTTTTCTGGCTACAAGATGATTTTTCTTTTTGAGATTGTCGCTGGTGATATTATATTGCCACAGAGGATGATAGGTATAAAGTAGAATCTTTTTAATAAAATGACCACCATCACCATTACCAGAAGTATAATCCTCAATAATAGTTGTTTTGTCAATAGTGCTACTGGTTGCTCTAAGATCACGAACAAAACCATGAAGATGCTCAAAACTATGTTTCATTCCAAATACTCCTTGTTTCGTTGTATTCTACAACACACTATCGGTTTGTCAACAGCACCGTCTTTAGTTTTTGTTTCTAGACAGCAAATAATTCATAGCATTAACTATGCCGTGCAAATTATCTCCTAATTTACCCAGACCAGTGTTGCATCTATCACAAATCCAACCCCTAAAACTATCATCACTATGATCGTGATCTAATACCCATTTAACAGGGATTTTTTTGCAACACTCACAAATCTCTGGTCTTAGTGGTGCTATTTTATGGAGTCCACTTCTAATCTTAGAATGTTTTTTAATACACTTTTTACATCGTGTATCAAGATTATCCTTATACATACTGTGCTTGGGAAAACTTCCTTTATTTTTCCTTTTGCCACAATATGAGCAAATCTTTCTCATTTGAGTTTATTGATTTTTTTGACTAACTTTTTCAAATACTTATCTTGTTCCAAGGTTTCTTTTGAAATAGTTTTTTTCTCTTTCTCTTTTTTCCAAACCCTTTTCCAAAAACTCATTATTATCTACCCTTTATTTAAGTGGAGGCGTCGGCATTGAAGCCGAGTCCTAGCATAATTCAAATTACATCTTCTACAAGTTTATTTTGTTCATAAATTAAATAGGATTACAGAACAAACAAGATTCATTCCTATCTTACCAACTGCTCTTAACCTACAACCCGTTGGATATTGTAAGTGCAGAGGGATTTAACGACAGACTTTTGATCCCTACCCTCATTCGGTATCGCAGTCTGTTACTGCCCGTTTTTATTTAAGCAGCAAGTGCTAACTGAGTTTCGCCAGTTAAAGCGTTTAATCGACTTTTTAAAGTGGCCGGTCGATCAACCACTACTTGCTAATATAATCTTCTTTATGTAGTCGAAACCTTTCGCCCCCCTATTTTGTGATTTGTTTACTATTACCGCCGCTAATAATTAGATATGGATTTTTAATTGGTTCCTTAGTTAGAACATCAAATTTTGTAGGACAGGACTCTATTGATAGCCTGTCTATTTCCTTCATCATCTTATCCAGATCATCATTTGATACTGGTGCAGAAGATAGCATGACCATCTTTTCTAAGGAACAAACTCTACTAATATAGATAAGATTTAATCCGGCCGATATTAGTAAAAATCCTGACAATAAAACAATTATGGGTAAATACTTTGATCTGTAAGACATAAAAACCTTTCGTGAAAATGAATAGGGCGTGAGAGAATCGAACTCACTTAACCACCTTATAAGAGTGGCGTCTTAGACCATTAGACGAACGCCCCATGTTTTTATTGTATCCTGAGTGTTTGTTTTGTCAACCCTCCAGATTAAATTCCTTTTCTAAAACCCTAACTTCTGCTTCATACTCATTGATTTTTTTATACATATCTACGCAATTTTGACAAAAATCTGATGATAGATAATCTTTACAATCAGCAATCTTATCCTTCAGTCTTTTTATTCTTTCTTCTGGACTTTTTGGTTCGTTCATTTTTACTCTCCTGAGTTTTTGATTTGGCCCAAAATACCATTTCATTTAATTCGCTATCCCAAGCACACTCAATCAAATCTTGTGCTGCTAGTTTAGCGAGGCCAGCATTATGAAGCCAAACTGTTGTATCATTAAAGATTTTTTCATTAGTATCTTCGTCCAATAATGGTCGATCCTGATCATCAAAACCAACACAACCAGACTTAACCAAATTCATCATCTGATTAACAGTGATATATTGATCAAGATTTTCTTGGTTATTTTCTGCTAATGACTTTGCTGCCACTTCACGCATTTGCGTAACATAACCCTCTAAATTAGTAATAGCATAAACTTCGCTCATGATATTTCTCCAATTATTGTATATACTTAGTTACACCAGAACCAGAATCGGTGTCATTAATACGGTCAATAGTATCTTGCATACTATACTCGCCCCTAGAAAGCCACCTGTCATCATCTTGAAGTGCTGTTAGTATCTGAGGAATCCAATGCTGATATGCTAAACTATGTTCGTCTGGAAAATAATCTTTTAGAATACTCTCAATATAAAAAAGACTGCTGGAGATATTATCCCTATACTTAATTAGCCTGGAAAACTGATGCTTCTGATCCTCTGTTAAACTCATACCAAAACTTCCTTTTGTTTCAGTTTAATAAGTTTGTGTGGAGTTTTCCAAACTCCCGTTTCCTTATTTTGAATGTCTCCGTTCATCCAAATATGACAGAAGCCACCATGCTTGTCAATACCCCAAGCAAGAATACCGTTTTGGTCAACTCTCTCAACAACAAACTTGCCACGATAGCCCATAGGGATAAACTCTCCCCTACTAACATAGTATGGGCCTCCTGCAACCTTAATACGATCACCCTTTACCAATTCACGCCAATTAACATTCTTGATAATCTTGGTATTTCTTTCTTCCCTACTTTTAGTTTTAAACATAAAAGGAGTATTGCAATTCTTACACATATAAGCACGCGGCCCAGTTTCGGTTCCGCACTTATCACAAGTTTTCTTACCCTTCATGATTTTTGGTGTATCCTGTTATTAGTGTTGTTCTCATCGACCCGTATGACTACTACTATACCACATTAATCGGCGGCGTCAAGCAAAAACTTTAAAATGAATTTATTGAATGGTGTAAAATTATTGCATCAAAGCATTAAATCTTTTTATCTTTGTCTGGAAAAATAGTGAGTTTGCCAGGATGATAATGACAAAAATAACTGCTATGAATACGTTTCTTAGTCAGATTATCTTCTTCAATTTCAATATAAACATTAATCCTATAGCGATTTTCCCATAGATTAATAATTTTAGTTAAAAAATGATTTCTAGGTTTGTGTACCTGTTTGAATAGCAGACTCTCAATTTCTAGATCCATTAGTTGTCTCCGGTTCTTGATAAGTGTCTACGGCAAAAGAAATCTTATTATCTGCCGGGGTTTGAATAAAATCTACTGTATAATACTCTAGGGTTTCCCAGTCGAATACTTCAACATTTTCTTGCCAAGGAAACTTACCTATATTTTTTATATTATTTGCTTGTTCATGGAGAAAATTATACAAATCAAGCCAAGTCATTTTATTCATCTACTTCTCCTGTTTGCTCTATCAAGGATACGGATTGTTTCTTTAGCATTACTTGGAACCATAACTAAACTTGGTGCTGTTTTATGTCCCCAATCCATGAATCCTACAGCACGATTTTCTACACTACATTCTTTGCAAATAATCTTACGATTAGTTTCTGTAAGAAATTCATAACGATCAATACCAACACAGTTTTTGCAATAAATACAGTTCATGGTTTCCTCCGTTGAACGGATTATACCATAACCATCGGCATTGTCAACTCGTTACCTTGAATCAAATTCCCATAACCATCAACAAAATCACCACTATCTGTACTATAATAGATCTTATTTAGTTCAACAGCATTTAAAAGTTTATCACAATTCTCACAAGGCTTACTGCCTAAAATAAGTCCTTTTCGGTTAATTCTAAGGACACATATGCTCCAATTAGGATCAATGGTATTATAGCGATCAAGTAATTTAGAAATAAGATGACTTTCAGCATGAACATAGGGATACTCAATATATTTGGGAAGATTAAATCTTTCACCAATACGATGAGCCTTGGTGTTC